CCCACAGCTTCGTGCCGGCGTCGTCGGTCTGGGCGAGACCCTCGGCGAGATCGAGCGTCTTGGCGTTCATCTCAGCCTCGGCCTGCGCCGCGGTGAGCGTCCCGCCCTTCAGCTCGTCCAGCGCGGTCTTCAGCGCGGAGAGCCGCTCGGTCGCGTCCTTCGACGTGTCGCGCGCGAGCGCGATTGCGTCGTTGAGCCGACCGTTCGAGAGCACCAGCTCGCCCTGCGCCTCGGCCGTGTGCTTGAGCGCCTCGCGGTACTGCTTCTCGGTCTCGAGCGCCTCCTTGGCGACCTGCTGCTGCAAGCCGAGGTTCTGGTACAGCTCCCAGGCCGCGCCGGCACCGTGCTGCAGGGAGCCAGACATGGCCAGCATCTGCGTCGACATCTCGCTACCAGTGACCCCGGCCTTCTTGGCCCCGGCCTCCACTTCCTTCATTGCGTCGGCATTGCCAAATGCGGCCTTGGTGAGCGTCTGGATCGAGACGCCCCACTCCTTAGACGTGTTTGCGGCGTAGGCCGAATACTCGGAGGACTTGATGGTCGACACCGCCGTTGAGAGGAGGGACTGCCGCATGACGTCGTTCGCCTTGGAGTTCCCGAGAACGGCGTCCGTGTAGCCGTTCACCGAGAGGTGGGCGTCCTGGAGCTTCTTCACCCAACCGTCCGTCGCGAGCTGGTTCGCGACGAACTGGCGCGACTGGCCGGAGAGCTTGCCCGTGGTGTCGTCCAGGGTCTGGCGGAAGCCGTCGACGGCCTGCTTGTGCTCCTCGACCTTCGCCTGCGCGTCCGCGTTGGCCGACGCCCAGACGCCCACAGCGACGGCGGCAGCGGTGAGCAAGAGCCCGATGGGATTCGTCATGAAGGCGGCCTTCATCGCGTTGCCGAGGCCGCTGATCTCCGACTTCGCGACGGCGGCGAACTTGCCGAAAGTCCCAAGCTGCGTGCCGGACATCTCCGCGAGGCGGCCCTGCAGCGCCATCCGCTCACCGATGCCCTGGAGCACGGACATGAGCGGCGAGCCCTCGTCGTTCAACTTGCGCGTCGCGACCGACAGCGCAACGAACGCCGCCACGCCGGCGAGAACCGGCGTCGGGATGGAGGTGAGCAGGTCGACCACCGGGCGGGCGGCCGAGGAGAGGAGGTCCATGCCGCTGGCGACCACCGGCAGGATGCCGTTGAGGCCGCGCGCGAGCACGCCGCCGAGCTGCGTGGCGACCGGGATAAGCGGCGCGAGGGTGGACAGAAGGTGCCCGCCGGAGGTGCGGAGTTCCGGCGAGAGCGCCACGAGGCCGCCGAGTGCCGCGACGACCGGGTTGATGGCTGGCAGGAACCGTCCCAGCACGGGGATGTTCTTGACGCCCATCGCCGTGATCGCCGCAGTGACGGCCGCGATCTCGGGCGCGTAGCTGGAGACCTTCGCGAGCTGCCCGTCGAGGTCGGAGAAGTCCCAGCCCTTCGCGTTCTGCTTGGCGCGCACGAGGATGTCGGAGAACCGCTCGAAGGTCGGGTTGAGCTTGGTCATCGCCCACTGCGTGAACGGGGTGGCGTGCGCCTGCAGTGCGCGCAGGAGGTCGGCAACCTGATTCGCCCACTTCACGGCGAGGCCGCCGCCCTGCTGCGAGATGAACGGCTCGGCGAGCGTCGCACCGATGTCGCGGCTCGCGGCCTTGATGCGGTCGACGGCGCCGGACATGGTCTGCTTGACGTTCGCGGCGGCCCCGGCGAAGCGGGATTCCAGGCCGTTGACGAGCGGGTCCCAGACCTCGGCGGCGGGGATGCCGCCAGGCTTGGAAGCCATCTCGCGGATCTCGCCCGACGTCTTGCCCATCGAGGCACCGATGATCTCGGCCGCGTTGATGCCGTACTGGCCGAGCTGGTTGAGGGTCTCGCCGGTCAGCTTCCCCTGGCCCTGCACCTGGGCGAGGGCGTAGGTGATCTGCGACACCTGCTCGTTGGAGCCGCCCATCGCGGCGACGGCGTCCTGGATGGCCTGCAGGGTGGGCAGGACCTTGTCGGCGGCGAGGCCGAAGCCGAGGAGCTGCTGCTGCGCCGTAATGAAGACGCTCTTGGAGAAGGGCGAGGACTTCGCGAACTGGTCGAGCTTGTCCATCTGGGCGTTCGCCGCCTGCGCGCTGCCGAGGATCGCGGTGAGCGCCGCGCGCGACGTCTGGCCGAGCTGGTTGAAGTCGAGGCCCGTCTTGAAGACGGAGACGCCGAGCGCGGTCGCGCCGCCGAGGAGGCCGACGAAGCTCGCGCTGGCGGCCTTGAGGCTGCCGGCGATCGCGTCGCCGGCTCCCTTGGCGACGTTGTGCAGGACGCCGAAGGCCTGCCCCGACGAGGACAGGTCGCGGTCGAAGGCCTGCTTGCCGTCGAGACGGATGCGGGCTGCGAGATCGCCGACGATGAAGGTCACGGTTCCTCCTTGGGCACCTCCTCGTGGAGGAGCGCGTAGATGCGAGTGCCGTGGGTGACGGCGAGGTCGTAGATGCGCGCGCGGAACCACCACCACGGCCGGAGGGCCGTGGTGGGGTCCAGCACGTCGATGCCCCAGCGCTCGTGTAGGTCGAGCGCGGCGTGGGTGTCGAAGGTGGTGAGGACGCGCCGCCAGAGGGAGGCGAAGGCGATGCCGCCGCCGTCCTCAGGGGAGGAGTCGGGCTCTATGGGGCCGGGGCCGCCGCGGGCGATCCATTCGCGGAACCACCCGGGGTACTCGTAGCGGGCGTAGCGTCCGGACTCGTCGGGCTCTCCGACTCCCCACCGAGCAAGGTCACCAAGACTGGGTGGCCACTCGATTCCGCCAGGACGCGAATCGCTTTTGGGCGATCACCGCCCACGAACGCGCGCGTAGCCTCGATGCCGCCGGCCGTCTGCCAGAAGAACGCGGCCATGGTGACCTCGTAGATTTCCTCGGCCCGGAGCGCGCGGACGCGCTCGACGTTCTCGTCGCCGACCGCCGCCGTCAGGAGGTCCAGCTCCAGCTGCTCCTCGTTGCCGAACACCTTGGCGATGACCGCCAGCCATCCAGACAGAAGAGCCGCCCCGGTCTCGCCGTCGACCGGTCGGATGAGGAACTCTTCCTCGCCTCCGACGGTGATCAGAAGGCGTCGCCCCTGTTCTTCGATCTCGATCACTTCATGCCCTCCTAGGCCCCGCCGCCGGCCTTGTTCGGGTTCGGGATCTTCTTGCGGTCGCCCTGGCCCGTCAGCTCGATCTGGAAGAGCTCCAGGTCGTCGTTGCCGGTGTTGACGCGCGACCACTTCACGGAGGCGGTGCCCTGGTAGGCGAGGACGCCGGACGTCGCGTGGTAGTAGCGGTAGGGGAGGATGTTGTCCTCGCCGGTGGCGTCGCCGGCCTCGAAGAACGCGACCAGCTCGGGCTGGAACTCGCCCTGCGAGTCCTTGATGCCCATGACGTTGAACTGCGCGGAGAAGTCCTCGCCGGTCTTCGACTGGGCGGTCTGGCCCTTGTGGGCGTAGGTGGTGGAGTCCTTGTACTTCGGGTTCGCGTTCGGGTTGAAGCCCGTGAAGTCCGGGACGTTCTTCCAGTTCGGCGTGCCCGGCGTGGTGCCGAGACCGATGTCGAGCATCCACTCGTAGCTGTTCCCCGTGGACCCGGGGGTGGGCTTCACGTCGTCGTACGGCGTGTTGACCATGTGGCTTCCTTCCTCTGGAAACGAAAGAAGCCCCCGCGGACGCGAGGGCTTCGGCGGCCGTGGTGGCCTTGCTCCCCGGCGGGGAGGTCTGAGCGGGTCAGCCGGCGAGGCTGAGACCCGTGAAGCGGTAGTTGGAGGTGAACTCCGGCCGCCCCTGCTCGTCCGGGCCCATCGGGCCGGCCGAGAGGCGACGGATGAAGGAGACGTGGACGTTGCCGAGCTGGGCGTGCTGGCGCTGGTGAAGGCGTCGCGACAGCGCGGTCAGAAGGTCGATGCCTTCGAGCGGCTCCCAGCCGAGACGGATGCGGAGCTGCAGCGACACCGCCGTCGCGGTCGTGTCGGCCGGGTTGGTGATGTCGTAGAAGGAGATCGAGACCGAGCGCGGCGGGTCGGCGAGCATCTGCTGGAACTGGACGGCCGGCGGCAGGAACGTGCTCGCGTCCTCGTCGTCCTCGGCTGGATCGCGCGGGTAGCCGCCGCCCGGGGCGTACCGCACGAGCCCGCCTGCGGCGAGGTCCTCGGCGAGGCCTCGCATGAGGGCGGTGGTGATCTCTGGGGCGTCCGTCATCCGATCCTCCCGATGGCCTTGGCGATCAGCGCCTGAATGGTTGCGTCGTTCTCGTGGAGCGGGCGCTCGAGGTACTT